ATGCGGATCGCCTTACAACGGAACAAGAGCAGTCTTGGCAGATAATCTTGGACAATATACCTTTTCGCAATCGATCACTAATGCCGATATACTCGAAGCTAATGTCATCCCATCCGGAACTGCTGCCTTATCTGGCGCATCAACTTATGTTGGAAACGCAGCTGTTCAATCAGCCGTCTATACAGTTTCAGTCGAAGTCTTCCAAGCCAGACTTGCCGGCGGAGGACAAATCGAAGGAGTAGATTTTACTGCAACTCCGTTTCGCATGGGCAGATCATTATTCAATAAGTGCGTGGGCATATTGGGAAGTTACATTGACACCGAAAGCATGTGTCAATAAATGCCTAACGAAACAATCCTTCAACAGATCCGCACACCTTTAGCAATTGCATTAAGTAGCGTTGCAGGAAATGTTTATGCATTTGTGCCTGAAACAGTAATACCGCCGGCAGTTGTTGTCGTGCCTGATAGCCCATACCTAGAATTTGAAACAATAAACAAAAGCAACATCAGGGCAAAAGTTAATTTTACAATTTCAGTTGCAGTTGCTTACAACAGCAATCCTGCATCACTTGATAACATTGAGCAGTTAGTCATTAGCGTTCTGGCAGTAATTCCAGCAGGATATATTGTCAGCTCGGTCGAAAGACCAACAGTTACCACAGTCGGAGCATCGACTTTGCTTATCGCAGATGTTCGAGTATCTACCTACTACACACGCACAGTCTAAGGAGAAATAATGGCAACCGTAGTTATTACAGGTCGCGATGTTTCGTTGTCTTTCACAGGTGGAACAGACATCGAAGCACAAGCAACCAGCGCAATTTTAACAAAAGTCAATGATCGTCAGGTGTATCAAACACTTGATGGCGAGGCTTACAAAACCACAAACATCTCAGGAACATTTGAACTAGAAATGTTGGCTGATTGGGGCAAGGCAAACTCAGTTTGTGAAGCAATTTGGACAGCAGCAGAAACAGCACCAGACACAGATATATCTATCACAATGACAGCTGCAACAGGAGCACAATTTGTGTTTCCAGTAAAGCCAGAGTTTCCAACAGCCGGTGGCTCAGGTGTAGATGCACAAACTGTTGCATTTACTTTCACAGTCAGCAAGGGTGAAGTAACAGAAACATTTAGTTAAGAAATAGAAACGGGAGCAAAAAATGAAGTTACCAATCACAATTGAATATAACTCAGGCGAGCAAGCAACATATATTGCCCAACCGCCTGAGTGGGCTAAATGGGAAAAATCAACTGGTCACACCATAAGCCAAGCAAAAGAAAAACTTGGCATGTGGGATCTGATGTTTTTAGCATACAACGCACACAAGCGTGAAGCTGCTGGAAAGCCAGTAAAACCATTTGATGCATGGATGGAAACAATCAGCGATGTAATAGTCGGTGATGCAAACCCAAAAGCCACGCAGCAGGAAGCCTAAGCAGATTATTGGTTGAGTTGGCAATAGCCACCAACATACCAATGAGTGAATGGGTTGATGCAGACGACATTTTGACAGCGATAGAAGTATTGGAGGCGAGGTATGGCAAGTGAAACAATTGCTTACAATCGCAATGACATACGCGATATTCTTAAGGCTTTCAAAGTTATGGATGCGCAAGCGACTGAAGAGGCAAGAGTTCAGTCTAATCTTTTGGCGACTTATGCAGCTGAGGAAATTAAAACAGCAGCTAGAGGCAGAACAAAATCAGGCAAGGTTGCGCAGAGAGTTGCAGACGGAGTTAGCATCTCAAAGACAAGCAAAATCGGTGAGTTCAAATATGGTTTCGCACGACAGAAATTTTCAGGTGGGGCTAACACGCAAACCCTATGGGGTGGTGTTGAGTTTGGATCTAATAAGTTCAAACAGTTTCCTGCATATTCAGGACGGGAAGGCAGAGGTTCGCGTGGCTGGTTTATCTATCCAACCCTTCGCAGAATTCAGCCTGAATTGATTAACAAATGGGAAGCTGCATATAACCGCATTTTGGATAAGTGGTCATAATGGCAAGAGATAGTAGAACCTTATCGCTTAAAATCCTTGCGGACATTGATGATTTAAAAAAGAAATTAGATCAAGCTGACAATGCCGTTGAAACTAACAGTCAAAAGATTTCAGCATTTGGAAAAAAGGCTGCTGCTGCATTTGCAGTTGCTGGTGCTGCTGCCGTTGCTTATGGCACTAAATTAGCCATTGATGGGGTCAAGGCTGCAATAGAGGATGAGCAAGCGCAACTTAGGTTAGCCAATGCTTTAAGACAAGCCACAGGTGCTACTGATGCCCAAATAAAGGCAACAGAGGACATGATCCTCAAAACATCTTTAGCCACAGGTGTTGCCGATGACAAATTAAGACCAGCCATGCAAAGGTTGGCGGTTTCTACAAAATCAACTGAGGAAGCCCAAAACTTATTAACACTTGCTTTAGATATTAGTGCTGCATCAGGTAAAGACTTAGAAACAGTTGCAAATGCTTTAGGTAGAGCGCAAGATGGTAATCAAGCAGCACTTGGCAGATTAGGTCTTGGATTATCTAAGGCTGAACTTGCAACATTATCATTTACCGAAGTTCAAGCCAAACTTGCTGAACTCTATGGTGGCGCAGCTGCTACAAACGCAGAAACTTTTCAAGGAAAAATTGATCGCTTAAAAGTAGCATTTGATGAAGCAAAAGAAAGTCTAGGCGTTGCTTTATTGCCATTTATTGAAAAGTTTATTACATTTCTAAATGACGAAGCAATACCTGCACTAAATGGCTTTATCGCAGGATTAACAGGTGATGAAGGTTTAAGTAATTCACTTACTGAAACTGGTAAAAGTTTTGAAGGCTTTGGTAAATTTGTTGCTTTTACTATTGACAAAATTGGCTCATTTATTGTATTTCTAAGAGAGGCAATTGGCTTGGTTGTATCACTTGCTAATGAAATGATAAAAGTTATTAACATTATTCCCGGAGTTAATATTGGTGCAATACCTAACCCAGCACCATCAGCAGGTAGATCATCATTACCAACAGTTCCTAGAGGCGGATCAAACTTTAATTATGGCTCAGGCAATCCAATGAACATTACAATTAACGCAATAGATGGCGAAGGTGCTGCAAGAGCTGTGGCTAAAGTAGTTAATCAAAGCGCAGCCCGATCAACTCCAGCACTTAGTTATCAAGCAATTAGGGCAGCAGCAGGATAATGACGGCTTGGTCGCCTGATTGGAAACTTACTGTCGCCGGTGTGGATTATACTGACATTGCAATAAGCGACATTCAGCATGAGGCTGGTCGAACAGATATTTACCAACAACCAAACCCGTCTTATGTGCAAATTACATTTGTGGCATTGTCTGGTCAAACCTTGCCATTTGATCTTAATGATAGTTTAAGTCTTCAAGTTAAGGACACATCAGGTGCTTATGTAAATATATTTGGTGGCGACATTACAGATATAACTGTAAGTGTTGGCTCAACTGGTTCAATTGCAACTGTTATTGAATACACAGTTCTTGCAATGGGATCACTTGTTAAATTAGCGAAAGAGATTTGGAACGATAACATTCCGCAAGATGAAGATGGTAATCAAATTTTTGACATATTGTCTAGCGTATTGCTTGGCAGTTGGAACGATGTGCCGGCAGCTGAAACATGGGCAGGTTATGATCCAACAGAAACATGGGCGCAAGCTGTAAATCTAGGACTTGGCGAAATAGATCAGCCGGGTCTTTACACAATGCAACATCAACCTAACACAACAGATACGATTTACAATGTCGTTTCAGATATTGCTAACTCAGCATTTGGTTATATTTACGAGGACAATCAAGGCAACATTGGTTATGCAGATGCAGACCATAGGCAGACTTATTTACTAGCCAATGGGTATGTTGATTTAGATGCTAATCATGCGTTAGGTCAAGGGCTATCTACAATCATGCGTTCAGGTGATGTGCGAAATGATATTTATATAAATTATGGCAGCAATTACAACTCACAGGAAACAGCAACATCAGCTGCATCAATTGCACTTTATGGCTATAAAGCAGAAACTATTAACTCTAGAATTCATTCAGCTGTAGATGCTCAAGAGGTTGCAGACAGATACATTGCTCAACGCGCTTTTCCCTTGCCGGCATTTCAGAGCATTACATTTCCGCTAACAAGCCCAGAGATAGATAACGCAGACCGCGATAATTTGTTAGGCGTGTTTATTGGGCAACCGCTCAACCTACAAAACCTACCGACACAAATTTCAACCGGTGAGTTTGAAGGATATGTTGAAGGTTGGTCATGGGGCACTAGGTTTAACGAATTATTTCTGACAATAAACTTGTCGCCTGTGGCATTTAGCCAAGTGGCGATGAGATGGAATACCACACCAATCACAGAGGCTTGGAACACTTTAAGCCCAACATTAACATGGGAATACGCTACAATCGTATCCTGAGAATAGGACAAAATGGCAACCACTACTAATTACGGCTGGACAACACCAGATGACACCGCGCTGGTCAAGGATGGCGCAGCTGCTATTCGCACGCTTGGTTCATCTGTTGATACAACAACCAAAAACTTAAATCCTGAAACAACTCTTGGTGATATTGCTTATCGTTCATCAACCGCAAATGTTAAAACTAGATTAGGAATTGGATCTACTGGTGATATTTTAACTGTTACAGGTGGCGTTCCTACATGGGCTGCACCAGCAGGCGGTGGTAGCATGACAGAAATTGCTAGTGGAAGTTTGAGTTCAACATCTGTTGTATTAAGTTCAATTCCGGGAACATATCGCAATTTATTTCTTTATGTTTTAGGTGCGCAAGTCAGTGCCTTAACTTTATTGGTATTTAGACTAAATGGCAATACTTCTGGAATTTACACAGAAAAAGGATTTGTATTAAATGACACAGCTTGGCGTAATAACCAAAATCAAGTTTATTTCAGCCCAACTACTCAAGCAGTAAATATTCCAACTAGTGCAAACACTCACGCTTATGGTTTTTATATTGAAGAGTATAGTCAAACATCCAGCAAAAACATGACTACATCATATAGAGATTCAGCTTCTGCGGGTGCTGATAGTTATAATACATTCAACAATTTTGGCAGCACTACAGCAATTACTTCAATAACCATAGCAGGATCAAACGGAACATCAACATTCAGCGCAGGAACATACAAATTATATGGAGTCAAATAATGGCAAACACAAAACCACAAATTAAAATAGTAAATTGCGAAACTGGCGAGGAAATTGTCAGAGATGCAAACTTGGACGAAATAGCACAAATGAAATTAGATGCTGCTAATGAAGAAACAAGAAAAGCCGAAGTTGAAGCAAATGCTCAGGCTAAAGCAGCACTTCTTGTTCGTCTTGGTTTAACTGCCGATGAACTTCAAACGATACTTGGCTAATGAAGGCTTGGTTATCTAAAGCTGCTGTGCAAATGCGTGAGCAGATTGACGACAGTTTTGCTGATAGATCACGCAAGTCGGATGGTTGGATCGGGGATCAAAAGCACCAAAACACTAAAAGCGATCACAACCCATTACCTAATACTGGTGAAGTTTGTGCTATCGATGTCGATGCCAAATTATGCGATCAGCCTGAGATGAGCATTTATTTAGCAGAACAAATTAGAGTTGCTGCAAAAACGGATAAACGGATTAGTTACATAATCCATTGTGGCAAGATTGCTAGTGCTAAATCATTTTGGCGTTTTGTCAAATATCGTGGAATTAACCAACATACGCGACATATTCACATTTCGTTCAAACCAAATCAAAAAGGCGAGTTCTTTAACATCCCACTACTAGGAGGCAAGTAATGAAACTGACTAACAAACATAAGGCAGCAATCAAGTCATATTTAAGAGCTGTTGCAGCTTCCGGTATTACTGTCCTGTTGGCAATTGCAGCCGACATCCGACCAGAGTATGCAATTCTGCTTGGTTCAATAGTTGCACCGCTTGCTAAAGCAATTGATCCAAGTTCAGGCAAAGAAGCTGATTATGGACTTAATGCGAAATGACAGCCAACGAATGGGTTGGTATAGCCGTTGGCGTATGCGCCATATCTACAAGTTTATTGCTGGGTCTGCGCTGGGTTATTAAATCCTATTTGCAAGAACTTAAGCCTAATGGTGGCTCAAGCATGAAGGATCAATTAAGCAGATTAGAACAGCGTGTTGATGATCTGTATTCTTTAATAGTTAAGCGATAATTTATTTTATGGCGAACACACGAAAACCTATCAAACGCAAAAAGATCAATCGTCGAGTCGTTCGCCAAACTCCTGATCCAACAAAGATTGATGCGCATTACATTGCGTTGCATGAATGTTACAAAGCAGCTCGTAAAGCAGGATTTACTCCAGAGCACGCATTTTGGTTAATGACAGAGCATAAGACTTTCCCTGATTGGGTCGTAGGCGATGGTGGGATTATTCCTTCCATAGATCCAACTGACGATGAGGATGACGATTAAGCGATATTTAGTTATCAGCGATCTTCAAATTCCATACCATCATGAGGCAGCAGTCAAGAATGTTATTAAACTTGCAAGACGCGAAAAGTTTGACAGCGTTCTATGTGTTGGCGATGAGATTGACTTTCAAACCATTTCTCGATGGGCTGAAAAAACACCTTTGGCTTATCAGCAAACTCTTGATGAAGATCGCACAGCTACTCAAGAGATCCTTTGGGCATTAACTGAAAATGCTAAAGAGGCTCATATTGTCCGCAGTAATCATACTGATCGCCTATATAACACTTTATTAAAAGTTCCGGGCTTGATCAGCCTTCCAGAATTGCAATATGCCAAGTTTATGGATTTTGAAAATCTAGGCATAACATTTCATAAAACATTTTACGAATTTGAAAAGGGCTGGGTCTTGGCTCATGGTGATGAGGGCAATGCCAATCCAAACGCTGGAATGACTGCGTTGAACCTTAGTCGCAAAACGGGGAAAAGTTGCGTTATTGGCCATACTCACAGGTTGGGCATGAGTGCCTATTCAGAGGGCATAGGAGGCCATTACAGGCCTTTATATGGCATTGAGGTAGGAAACCTTATGAATAAGGCAAAAGCCTCTTATACGCGAACTGTGGCCAATTGGCAGATGGGTATCGCAATCCTTGAATGGAACGGAAAAAACATGACTCCAACTCTTATTCCGATTAACAAAGATGGCAGTTTCACAGCTCTTGGAAAGTCGTATGGGGCTTGAAACCGACTATCGGGATCGTTCGATTGATGATCATATCGATGAATTTGAGGATATTGGCGTTATCTAATCGTTATAAAACACGCCACAAATAAATAACCGAAGGTCATTGCTTTAGGTCATACTTTATGTATTCACAACCGTTGTGGATATGTAAGGGAGCAACATGACACTAAGAGAAGCTTCATTTATGTGGTTTTACATAATGCTGGGATTAGGCACAGTTTATTGGGTTCACTCAATAATTAAAGAAAACTATGGACAAACGATGTATTGGCGTGGTCGTAAACATGGCTACGACATGCACCGCAGGATTACAGATAGCAAACGAGATCAAGTGTTTGACTATGACAAAAACTGAAAGCCTGTTTGATGAGGTCATTACTACGATCCAACAGCGCGGAAGTGTCTACGGACATCCGTACTATAACCACAAAAGAATTGCAGGCTTATGGTCTGCTTATCTCGACTTTCCAATCACACCACATCAAGCTGCTTTGTGTATGGCGTTGGTCAAGGTTTCTAGGCTTAGTGAAACCCCAGATCATTACGACAGTATCAAAGACTTCATTGCCTATGGATCTGTCTATAAAACTGTGCTTGATGCAGTCAAAGATGAAAACTGGGAGGATTAACTAATGGCTACTAACACTCAAATACATTGTGGCTGTGGTGCGACTTTAAATACTGCAATCCCACACCTTATTGAAAGTTTTGATGCTTTACATGGTAACGCTGAACATCAAAATCTGGTATTGCAAATACGCAAAGACGGAAACGAGATTGGCAAGGCTAAATGGAAGGTGCAAAAAAATGGGATTTAATCTAGCTGATTATGAAGATGTGGCTACGCTGAATAAATGGTTTATAGCCAATTTCCCATCAGGCAGATCTGATATTTCTGTGATCAGCCATGATGCAGTCAATGGTTATATCTTGGTGCAAGCGACTTTGTGGCGAGATAGCAAGGACACATCACCGGCAGTTAGCAACATTGCATTTGGCGCACGCGAGAGTTATATCCAAAACATGAAAAAGTTTTATGTTGAGGATACAGCTACAAGCGCATTGGGTAGAGCAATTATTCTACTTAAAGGCTCAGACAAAACAGCTACAAAGGATGACATGAAAAAGGTAAATGATGAACCAATTAAGAACATTTATGGCAGAAGTGGCAATTCGCAAGTTATTGAAATGGCACTCAGAAAATCATTTGCAGATGACGCTAAGCCAACAAGCGAACCGACAACTTGGTCAGTCGGTGATGTTGCCGAAGCCTTATCAAGCAAACCTAAACAGCAAGAATGCTTACATGGCTTAATGATATTAAAAGAAGGAACTGCTAAAACTGGTAAGCCGTATTTTGGCTATGTTTGCAGCGCACCAAAAGGTGAGCAATGCAATGCTAAGTGGGCAGTTACAGCTGCGAATGGCAGTTGGTTCTTTAGAGAGGAGGAATAAATGGCTGACATGATAATGATTGATGGCTCTGGTCTAACTGCGAAATTTACAGATAACGGAGTTATAGTAGAACCATCAACGATTGTTTGTGATACTTGCAACGATGACAGATTACTTCACGAGGGCGATCTGCTTCGATGCTATTCCTGTCATTCAATCAATCGAATTCCATAGTGCCTAATTACGAATACGCTTGCGATAGAGAGGGGTCGAGTATTGTATTGGATCTTCCGATGCAGCACGAAATCCCTCTTTGTCAAGTATGTGGCTTTGAATTAAGTCGTGTCTATTCAGCAGTTCCGGCAATTTTCAAAGGCACAGGATGGGCTGGTAAAGGTGGCTAACTTTAGATGCAACTTCTGTTCAGCCAATTCAGAGTTTATCTGGATGGATGGTTACGACACAGCTGATGGTTTTCGTGTATTTCAATGCCTCAAATGCTGTGCTATCGGCACAAAGAATCTAGCAGAATCTACTGACACTCAAGAGCCTGTTATGCGCTGTGATAAATGTGGATCTTGGCAATTTGTAGATAAACCTTGTCATACTTGTGAGCTGATTGGGGCTAAATAATGGATGCTGGTTATGTTGAAACTTGGTTAGAAACAGATGACCTACGCATTATGACTTGCCGTCTGACCTGCGGTTATGTCAATTGATTTGGAGTGATGTGATACCCTTAAACGCAAATTCGCTTTCAGAGCGAAAGGGCGATCTGCGAAGCAGAAAGATCGCAAGGTTTGGTTTGGTGATATCTCTGTCTTTAGGCATGACAATAGCCTTTCTAAAAGATAATTCCGTTGCTCAAGATAAAACTAATCATTACAGACAATGGGCTTTCATACAGCTTAATGATATAGATCAATTCTATTGTTTAGATGAGTTAAACTACAAAGAAAGTAGATGGAATCCTAAAGCAAAGAATGGTAGTCATTATGGTATTCCTCAAGGTAGATCTGAATACTTAAGTAGAGTTGATGGATACAAACAGATTGATTGGCAATTAAAATACATTGAGAAGCGATACTCTAATCCATGTAATGCATTGGCTCATCATAAGATTAAGGGATGGTATTGAGTAAATCAGCATTAAGACCTACTGGATCAACCAGACAATGGCGAAGCATACGCAGTCGCATACTCAGGCGGGATCTGTTTATATGCCAGTATTGTTCCCAAGAAGCAGATACAGTGGATCATGTCATTCCACGCAGGTTAGGTGGATTAGATAGTGATGATAATTTAGTTGCAAGTTGTAAAAAATGTAATTATGCGAAGGGGGGGCGTTTTTTTGAGAGCAAGAGAACAC